CTAAAGGATTTTTTGGGTTTCCTTTAGCATTTTCAGCATGATTTTCCCTGAGTCAGGGGCACTTTTGTAAATACTCAATGCTTTATTTCGGTATATCCCACGATACGTTTTGGCCATGAGCGGGAGAGGTATGAGCACAAAAGGGATCATGCCCGCACCAAACGCTGCCAAACCAAACACCCAGTCCATTAGAGTAACGATCAGTAGAACAAAGCAGTAATGGGCTGCGAAAGCTATACCCGCGCATTTTTTGGCCCAGCCAGGTACAAACAGCTGCGCATAGATCTTGTCATTTCCAAACTCTTCCACAATGCTCCGGGCGGTGGCAAGCATACCCGAAAACCAAAAACAGGGTATATATGTGATGACCAATGAAAACACGACAATAATATCCCACTGACTCATGCTTACTCCCCTGTTTTTATGGTGCGAACCTTTCAGTGTTATTTCCATGAAGATGGGATAGTGACAAGGACTAGCATAAAATGACGTGCTATGCACTTGATTATACCAGCTAATTGTTCTGCATTACACCTTCGAGGATAACGCCCAAGGCAAATCAAATGTTTCAGGTATCTGCACAGCTATCGAAGTATCTCGCTTTGCCGAGCCGCGTCGATTTGCGCCCCTACTTTAGCGGCGATCTCAACCGCTTTTTTTACTACCTCGCCTGCGTTTAATTTGGAACCTACGACTAATCGCCTCTCTACGCTGTCGCAAAATTTTTCTAACCCAGGGAAACTTTTCGCCATGAGTTCTCTCAGCGCTTGACTATCACATTCATCGTCATTGAACTCGTCCTTCACCCAGATAAGCCTTAACGTGAATTTCGATTTTTCATCATCATTTTTGGTCTCACGAAAGATATTCAGATAAATTGGCCAATATCCATCAGAGCTCTGCATCAGCGATTGCATCTCTGCCGTGGAAAATCTAAGCCATAAGCGTCCATGCTCAATGTTTTCATGATCAAGGTCTGGTAATTGCTTGCGCAAGCTGACCAAAACAGAGCCGATCCCTCGGGCTTGCACCAAGAGATCGCATAACTGACGGTTTTGTTGAATGAACAGCAATAGTTCGCTTTCTGGCCCACTAAAGTGCAGAGGTTTCCACTCTGTTGGACCTATCCTTCTGGTTTTTTTGATCGCTTCCACCACAGTCTCATGCTGTGAAGCTAACTCTGCCGCCAGCTCTGAAACGCGTTTTTCGTTCGGGCCTTGCCATCCCGTCTGCTTTTGGCAGTATGCCATCAGCAGTTGGGCAGCTTGGTTATTACGCTCTATGTGATGGCGAGCCCGATTTGCAGACGCTTCCAACCAGCTATAGTCGAGCAAAGCCCACTTATTGCCTAACGACTTTAAATGTTCTTCGGTGTACTGCGACAAATCGCGATCTACCACCAAATAGGCAAAGTCGTAATCTTTAAACACCTTGCGACTGCTGATTTGAGCATTCACAGCGGTGTAATAAGAACTCAGTTGACCTTCCGTTAAGGCGGCTCCAGCCTTATTTTCTATGGTCACGACGATACGATTGTTCGGATCAATCAAAAATAGGTCAAGACGCCCCCTTTTATTGGCCTCGCTGATTGACAAACTGAATTCCCTGGCGATGAACGCAGAACCGAAGCTTGATGTGCGTACACGACCTGGTGTCCATTTCTCAAAGAAGGCCTTATTTGAGAACTTATTCGTCTGTGCGCCTGCATTGTAGGCAGCCACCAACAAGTCCTTAACCACGGCATCACCTTGCCCATGGCCTTCGTTAGGATGGAGACACCAGGCGAGCATATCGGAGTGTTGTGTTTCAGACAGCGAGATAACGTCCAGAAAGTCGTCCGAAACCTTTACACACTCGACCAAGTCGACCAATCGATTATCAGAGAGAAATGAATACAGGTCCTGCGATTCCATAGCTAATTGTCCATTAATAGTTGGGATTGCTGGAAACTCTTTGGGAGATTTCCGTAGTAGGAATAACGAGAAAAAGTTGCAGGGGGTGCCGCTAGTGGGGTTGGATAGTATGCCGACTGCGACTTCTATCTTCCGAGAGCCTCTTCCGAAAAGGTTCCAAAGCAGATTTCAGGCACAAAAAAACCGCCTCTCGGCGGTACGACATTACTACATATTGCTTTGATTATTCTTAGTTTATTTTCCTGGTACCCGGGGCGGGACTTGAACCCGCACAGCCATAAGCCGAGGGATTTTAAAAAATATCGATAACCATTTGAAATCAATGAGTTATTACAAGTCAGTGACTTACAATTATCGATAGTTGCTATTTATTGTTGTTTGTTGGTTTATGGAGCCACTTTTTCAGGGTGTTTTTCATCGGAAACCTTATCAAATGGATTAAGCGATAATGCCGCTTCCAAATGGTCTGGGGCAAAGTGCGCGTAACGCATAGTCATCATGATGGTGCTATGACCGAGGATCTGTTGCAGCACTAAAATATTGCCACCCCCCATCATGAAATGTGACGCGAATGTATGCCGCAAAACGTGGGTGCGCTGACCTGTAGGCAGTTCGATCCCCGCCCTCTTCAGTGCATGCTTGAAAGCATCGTATGCAGGTGAAAACAACTCACCACGCTTTTTAGGCAACATATCTTGTAAGCGCTTTGAGATCGGAACGGTGCGATTTTTGTTGCTCTTGGTATTGATGAACGATATCCGGCCAGGCAATACCTGTGATTGCTTCATGCCTTCAGCTTCACCCCAGCGCGAACCTGTAGCCAGGCAAACCCGCACAATCAGGCCAAGACTTTTATTTTCCGACTCATCGCAAGCGGCCAGCAGCCGCTTAATTTCATCCTCATAGAGGAATGATAATTCCTGATCCCCTTCCTTGAATTGGCGTATTCCGTCAAGCGGGTTGCCGCCCTCCCATTCACCCAGGCGCTTTAACTCAGAAAACACGGCATGTAGGTACGACTGTTCACGGTTAACCGTAGCTTCTTTCACGGTCTTCCGTCCCTTTGCCAACCATTCGCCAGAAAGACGGCGCTCACGATAGACAGCAAACATATTTTTATCGACTTCGTGGGCCAGCGGATCCCCTAAGCGTTTACAAATTGCCTCCAGCTTTGCTAAGCGAGATTCGCCGGATTCAAGCGTCTTGCCGTGCAGGTCATACCAGCGCTGTACCAACTCCGCTAACGTTACCGCGCCGATCTCTACCTCAGTTTTATTCCTTTGGGCCAAAAGCTTCCGCTCATGCGAAAGCGCTTCGCCTTTGGTTGCAAACTGCTTCCGCACCCGCTTTCCTGCCGCCTTTCCAAAGGGGTAGCATTCACAGAGCCATTTACCTGATGGGAGTTTTATTACACTCATTCGTTTTCAACCCACTTCATCATGATCATCAACATCATCGCTGTTGATTTTACACTCTGATTGGAGAAAATTTGTTTATTCTGAACAGGGTCTGGATCGCGCTCAAAAGCGGCATTTAGCTGATTGGTTAGTTCAATTGCGTAGGGTTTAAAATCATCGACTGATTTTATTTTTTCGCTTATTTCTGGCACTAAAAAACCCTTGCTATATATACCGGCGATAAAATCAGCAGAGGTGGCAAGCTTATTGTCTTGTTTGGCGTTTTGCCATTCAATAGCATTGGCTTCATGCAACGTACCGCCCTGATACCAATTCTTGGCATATGCCGGGCTTGAAAGTAGAACAAGTAAAGTAAACACACAGAGGATTAACCGATTGGATAAGCATAAAAATTGCGCATTGATTCCTTTCATCATCCACCTACCTTTTTGTTTGGTTTAGAAGCCGCGAACGAATCGCCAACCGCCTGTATGTTTAAACGCGCCGCCTCATCCATAGCGCGGAAATTCTCTACGAGTTTTTGTTCTTCCATTGAAATATCCTGAACAGGCATATTTTGCCCGGTCAATATATACATTACGTCCGCGCCAGCTTCATGCATGGCGTTAAAAAGTGATGCCTTTGGCTCTGTTTTGCCTGCTTCATAATCACAGTACGTTCGAAAAGCAACGCCGCATACCTTCGCCATAGCCGTTTGTGTATAGCCAAGACGCTCGCGCTCTTGGCGTAGTCGATCCCCAATTTGCATTTTTCTGCAATTCCATGTTGACTATTTGCAGATTTCTGCAAATAATGTAACTCACGAACACCTAGTGGATCACAATATAGCACTATGAAACAAGTCAATCACGATCAGCGGTCACGCCTGCCCAAGGGCATCGCGTCACAAAAAGCCGTTCCTATGCGCTTGTCAGACGAAGAACGCGAAAGATTAGAAGCACTTGCAGCTAAAGAGTGCCGCTCTGTCTCAAGCATGGCGCGCCTGGTTCATCTGCGCGGAATGGAAGCAATCGCTTCTGAATAATCGGGGGACATATGGGTAATGTCACTATCAACATCACGGTCCCTACAGGATATGTATCCTTAGAAGCGTATGCCGATATGGTGCAAATCCCGTTAAGCACCTGTCGCGCCATGGTAAGGGATGGCCGGATCATTATCCGCCCCAAAAAGCGCGAAAAAGAAAAGGTAGAAGTAAACCTCGTTGCCATGCTCAAAGACGCGATAGAGAACAGTTGAGGCGAACCATGCAAAGCACAACACACGCTATCACCAAACTAAGCCGCCGCGCTTCACGCTATCGCGGGTTTGTTATCACCCACCGCCGAAGAACGGCAACCAATCCGATCTCACGGTATGAAATCAGCCTTGGTGATCAATCGTTCGGTCTGTTCGATGCGCAAGCACTGGCAACCGGTTATATCGATCAGCTTCACACTGAACATGAGGCGGCAGCATGAATAATCCATTTTTTGCAGCAGCCAACCTGATTTTGGAGTTGCATACAAAGCGCGCCCAATACAGCAAGCCAGAGCATGCCACCGCTGAGGTTCATTGGTTGTCTGAAAAGCTTGTTGATATTGCGTCAATAGCTCGATGCGTTGGCGATCACGATGCAGGATCAACAATTGCTGATGCTGCCAAATATTGGAAACAATACGGGAAAAAACCCGCCCTATTCACTGAAGGAAAAACAGCATGACCAAGCCAACAGTATTTTATGATGCTGCCATGTTGGTGCTTGAAAAACATGCAGCACAGCGTAAAGCACTTAACGAAAACCGCCCGAGCGATTACAGCAGCAAGTTTAAAGGGATCGATGTAACAGCCGCTTTCAAACTGGAAGGGTTAGCGGCTGCCGCCGATTACTGCGGGGCAGAGAAAGACGCCAAGCTAATCAAAGAAGCAGCATTCAACCTGCGTAACTGTATGTTTTTGCCTATGCCATTTTATGACGAGGGATGCTACTGATGCACAAATATTGCCCGTCACTATCAACAATGCTGGTAAGTCATCAGCAGATCACCGGCCATCAGCATCAATGTGGCTGGCTGACGTTACCGGATGGCCGCACTGTTCAGCCGAAAGCCAGTGAAGTGAAGTTCATCAAGGGGCTGGATATGCCATATATCGCCAAGCCGAGATCGCCGCGTCGCTGGTTTTCCCGCCTGATGGGGATATTCGCGTAGGCCGGGGTGAAGTATGTCAGCGAGAGTGATTGAATTAACGCCAGAAGAAATACATAGAGGGCTTATTAACTCAAAGAAAGCACGTTTGCTTATTGCTGATGCAATGAAAAGAAACAACCGATTAGTGCGGTTTTTTAACAACATTTCAACCAGACACAAGGGGCTTATTTATTATTGCGCAAATATTAAAAAGGAAAGACACAAAATTCAATTCAGTGACTTGACCGAGCAAGAACGAATTGCAGTGGTCAGCGCAATGAGTGACTTAAAAAGTTTAACGGACTCATTCCCCCGGTCATTGTCTGAAGCAGATAGTGTAATTAAATAAATCAAAGAATGAAATAAACAGGCGCTCTATGCGTCGGGCTTCCTATTACCTAAAAAAGGGGTAATAAAATGACAGTAAAGTCTATCAAGCTGGATAACCAAATAAGCGATCCAGAACTGTACCAGCATTTTTATGAGGCGCGTTTATCTGAGCGCTTGCAGTTACTTGAACTGTTAGAAACGCACATCAACAACCTTGGTTTGCGCCACCCCATGAGCGAACCGGTTAAAGCAGACCTGAAATCATGGATTTCTGCCCGGCGTAATGCCACTACACCAATCAGGGCTGCGCAATGAGTCGCGCCTATTACAACGAAATCGACCCGTTCGCGGCTCAGTGGCTACGAAATCTTATTGCCGCCGGCCATATCGCGCCCGGGGATGTAGACGAAAGGAGCATCGAAGATGTCACCCCTAACGACCTCAAAGGCTACACACAATGTCATTTCTTCGCCGGGATCGGAGTGTGGAGCTACGCACTCCGCCGCGCCGGATGGCCTGATGATCGGCCTGTATGGACCGGATCTTGTCCCTGCCAACCTTTCAGCGCGGCAGGCAAAGGAAAGGGGTTTGCTGACGAGCGGCATTTGTGGCCAGCCTGGTATCACCTTATCCAGCAGCGCCGCCCTGAGCGGATTTTTGGAGAGCAGTCTGCGAGCTCAGACGGCCTCTCTTGGCTCGACCTTGTACAAGCTGACGCTGAAAAGGCGGGTTACGCCTTCTGTGCTGTCGATCTTTGCGCTGCGGGCGTCGGTGCGCCGCACATCAGACAAAGATTGTTCTTTGCCGCTGAAGAGCTGGCCGACGCCTACAGCAACGGATTACAAGGGGGGGTATCTCGGCGGCAGGCTGCGCAATGGCAAGTTCAGCACGGATCGGTTGGATGTATGCGCCCAGCTGGCAGGATGGCCGACGCCATCAGCCAGCGACCCAACGGGCGGCGGATCGGCCAAGATAGCCTTGCGCAAAATGGCAGGGGAGAAGCGCCCGTCGGGACACGGGATCCAGAGCGCATTAAGGGATTTTGTGCAACTGGTGAAATGGCCGGATTTGAATCAAGCGGCCCGACTAACGGCTTCTGGCGAGATGCTGATTGGCTCCTCTGCAAAGATGGACGGTGGCGGCCAGTTGAACCCGGCACATTCCCGCTGGTTAATGGCGCTCCCTCCCGCATGGGACGACTGCGCGCCTATGGCAATGCGATAAACGCAGAAGTCGCCACCATCTTTATTTCAGCCTATCTGGATTCAGAGAATGCAGGGGTTGATCTATGAATATTTTCCTCACAATCGCCGCTGTCTGGGCGTTTATCGCCTTTAGCCTGTTGGCCCTGGGTTGCCTATCTCTATTACCGATTCTGCCGAGCCTACAACCGCAGGCATTTGCAGATCGAAAAACACCACAACGACCAAGGAATAACCATGCCTGATGTTATCGACATGGCACAGGAACGGCATCAGCTGATCCTTGAAGCCCAAGTCGCCAATGCACGTCCTCAACCTTGCGGGCCTTCAGCCTCCCACTGTGAAGAATGCGGCACCAGCATTCCTGAAGCACGCCGCCGCCTGATCCATGGCGCTACGCGTTGCGTTAGCTGCCAGAGCATCCACGAATCCAAAGCACAACATTTCAAGGGGTAAACAATGACACCACAACAGCAAGCGCAGCAGTGGCTTGATAATAACTGCCTGATTCTGGATACAGAAACCACCGGCCTTGGCGAAGATGCCGAGATCGTAGAGATAACGATCATCAATTCGCACGGCTCTGTATTACTCAACACGCTTGTTAAGCCAACCGTTGCAATCCCGGTAGAAGCCACCGCAATACATGGCATCACGGATGAAATGGTGAAAGACGCTCCTCGTTGGATGGATATTCACGGCGAATTTTGCCATCTGATTGCAGGAAAACCAGTAGTAACCTACAACGCCAATTATGACATTCGTCTTATTAACCAGACGGCCAAGTTGTGGGGCTTGGAAGATCAATTATTCGACCTGCCAAAGCCGATCACCATCTCATGCGCAATGATTGTTTATGCAGAACACTATGGCGCAACAGACCCCCGTCGCGGTGGTTTTAAATGGCAGAAACTCACAGCCGCAGCCGAACAGCAGGGCGTCAAGCTCCCGGGAGCCGCGCACCGCGCCCTTTCAGATTGCCTGACAACGCTCGGCGTTATCAAGGCCATGGCGGCAAATGGGAAGCGATGCGACTCCCAGCAACTGACCGCACAAAAGGCCGTCGATATCCTGACCAAGCTATTTTGCGTGGATCCTGATGCCATTACTGCATTGGTCGATCACCGTGTTGAATGTTCAGAAAAATTCGCCACGGAAACCATCGCAACAGTAGGTATCAATGATGATGCCTACATCGTTGGGATGATTGGCATCATCAATGCCTTGCTCGCCCCAGAAGTGATCGCGGCTATTTACGATGGCGGTGAATTAACCGGCTTTGAAGTATTCAACACCGAAACCAAAGGAGGTGAAGCGTGATCCGCTCCCCTCTTAAATGGTTAGGCAGCAAGGCTGGTATTATTGACACGTTGCGCCAGCACCTGCCTGAAGGTAAACGCCTAATAGAGCCTTTTGTTGGCTCTGGCTCTGTGTTTCTCAACACCGACTATGAAAGTTATTTGTTGTTCGATATCAATTGCGACCTGATTAACTTCCACAACATGGTAAAAGGTTTTCCGAATCAGTTGATCAGGGAGGCCCGCAATCTTTTTAATGAGCACAACACCGAAGCCGGTTATTACACTGTTCGCGCTGACTTCAACTTGCGCTGTGACAGCAACTTCCTTTACCGCGCTGCACAGTTTCTTTACCTGAATCGCCACGGTTATAACGGTGTGTGCCGCTATAACCTGAGCGGTGAATTCAATGTTCCATTCGGACACCGCAAGGAACCGTATTTCCCTGAAGAAGAGATCCACGCCTTCTCAGAAAAGGCGAAAAAAGCTGTTTTCATGTGCTGTTCTTTCGAAGAAGCATTACGCTTTATATTCCCGGGCGATGTGGTCTATTGCGATCCTCCGTATATCCCAGCATCAGCTACCGCCAACTTTACCAGCTACCACACCGACGGTTTTAGCGATAAGCAACAGCTAAAGCTGTCCCGCATCCTGCGTGCTGCAACCTATCGCGGCTGTCACGTCGTGGCATCCAACAGCGAGACACCAGCAGCGCTGGACCTGTACTCAGATTTCAACATCACCACCACCACCGCCCGCCGGTCTGTCAGCGCTAAGAGCGTTGGCCGGGCGCGTGTGGGAGAGATCATAGCCAGCATGGGAGCAAGGGCATGAAAACCCATGAGTTAAAGATCCGCCCTGATTTCCTAGCCGCAGTTATGACCGGCGAGAAAAGAGCCGAGTTTCGTCGCAATGACCGGGATTTTACGGTTGGCGACCTACTTCGCCTATCCGAAGTCGATTACCTGCCGGAAGGCGGTTACTACGGGCGAGCCGGAAATCATACATATGTGCAGATCACCCATATTGCCGATTTAACCGAGTGGGTGCCTGGGTATGTTTTGCTAAGCATTAAGCGGGGGCCATTCAAATTATGAAACGCTGTGAGATTTGCAATGGATACGCGGGCGATCCTAGGGAATTAAGAATAGGTGACAAGTGTAATTTTACAGTCGAAGCCCGTAACGGGCGAGGCGCGCGCCTATCTGTTCGTGTGGGCAAGCTGGCGCAAATATATGGGCCAGGTAATTATTTGGTTATCTACCGCAATGCCTATTACAGCACAGATAAAATTTCCCACCTCAGCGATCCATCACCGCTTAGCCTAGCTATGTTTGGTCGCTGCGCATGTGACTACAAAACTGGCAATGAAAAGCGATAGCACCAGGGGCCGCCGCGCACCTACCGAGCCTTTACCATATCCGGGTGTTGTTGACGACAACACCCGGTATACCTACGCTTGGCAAAAACCCAAAACTGCGATCTTTGTTGATAAGACTCCTGCTGTTGATCTCGTTGAACTAGGTCAAGAGCAAGAGTTTCTATCCTGGGTGGTTATCACCCTAAAACCATTCCCGCGCTTTATTCGCCAACGTCTAGCATCACGAATTGACAGCATTCACACAATGAAGGGGCGGCACATAGCCCGCTTGACGCTGCGCGATATCATCCGCCGCGATTTGCCCTTTATCAATAAAGTGACTCAGCAGTACGCCATTCAGCCTGATAGCGATGAACCAAAGGGATCATATAGCGACGCATACAAACATTTGGACCCGCTGTTTCATACCTTTGCCAATCTCAACAGGCTTATTGACCGTTTCAACCATCTGCCGGACTTCACCCGGGAAGATATCGCGCTGTTAGCGAAAGATATTGCTACCTACATGACAGCGGTGTTGAGCGAGGTTAACGAAACATACGCAGATTTAAACGACCTACAGATCGTTAAACGTTTGTATGGTGAAGCCGCCAACGTAGCGGAGCTATTTTGCCAGCCTGCGCCGCTCTCAGGCCGCAGGAAAATATCAGTTGATGAAGGTGCATCCGCCGTCAGTAAATTGATTGATGACCGTTATTGGGTGCGCAATCTCCGCAAGTATGCCACCCGTTGGCGTGAGCACCTTCACATTGCCTTTGGTGACGTAAAACGCGGCGCGGCCCCCTATTGCAGTAAGCATCATGCCGATGAATGGGAGGCACGCCGCAAGCGCAGCCGCGCCATCATGAGCCGCCTGGAGCTTGAAGACAAGGAAACCAAAGAGCGAATATCGCTGATTGAGCAGATCGATAAAAGCATCTCTAATCCGGGCCGTCGCCGGGTTGAGTTGATGACGCGCATTGGTGGCTTTGAAAAAGTTGCAACCAGCGAAGGCTTCGCAGGTAGTTTCTTTACTCTTACCGCACCGTCTAAATACCACGCTTACACCGTGTTCGGCCACCGTAACGCCAAATGGAATGGGGCTAGCCCGCGCAAAACACAGCGTTACCTTACCCGCCTTTGGCAACAGATCCGTGCCGAGCTGGCACGCCGTCAAATCCCCGTGTTTGGGCTGCGCGTCGCTGAATCGCATCACGACGGCACTCCACATTGGCACGGTCTGTTATTCACCGCACCAGAGCACAGCAGTGAATTATCAGAAGTGATGGAGGATTACGCCACGCGTGAGGATCCGGAAGAACTTCAGGGCAAGCACGGCAACCGGCCACGCTTCGAAATGAAGCCGATAGATGAAAGCATCGGCAGCGCCACTGGCTATGTTGTGAAATACATATCCAAGAATATCGACGGTTACTCACTCGACGGCGAAATAGACGACGAATGCGGAAAGCCACTGAAAGAAACCGCCAAACATGCAACTGCTTGGGCTTCCTGCTGGGGCATCCGTCAATTTCAGTTTCTTGGCGGTGCGCCGGTGTCCGTCTGGCGGGAACTGCGCAAAATGAAAAACCAACCATTGGCAGATCAGATAAACCCGCTCTTTGCCGAGATCCACCGCGCAGCAGATAACGGGTGGTGGCATGACTATGTTCAGCTACAAGGCGGGCCATTCGTTCACCGTGAAGCGCTGCATGTTCGCACCTGGTACAAACAGGAAGAAGAACCCAACGCCTATGGTGAATTTCTATCAATCATCAAGGGTGTATATATGCCAGGCATGGATATTCCACCGGTAGAAACCCGCCTCCGCAGTTACCGGATCGTGAAGATGCGTACCAAGCTTGATGGCGACACCGGCCAAGGTGTTGACCTTGCCGTTGATTTGGCCGTTGACCTTCCGGGCGCGTCTGCGCCCTCTAGGACTCGTGTCAATAACTGTACTAAGCACGAAAAACATACAGATCCGGATGGTGATCACCCACCAGATAATCAGCCTGAACAGTTGGCCTTTGGTGAATTGACCAGGGCGCAGCGAAAACAGCTACAAGCCAGCTTGCACAGTGACCAGCCTCGACGGCAAAAATCTTCTGCTGATGAGTTTGAAGCATTGGCGCGGGCCACCTTAGCCGGGGATTGTACAGATTCTGACCGTGATCGGGCTGAGAGTTACCTGCGCGTTGCACATACCATCAGGTTGACGGAGCAGTCAGTAACAACAGGCATCGCAGAGTTGGCTGGGCAGATTCAACGCTGGGCTGAGATCCGGCGAATACCGTTGAGCAAGCCGCAGGCTGTGCAGCTTGCCCAGGGTAATGAAGTGACTGTGCTCGACAGTGTCTACCGCGCCAACCTCAACACAGGGGAGATCATCCGGTGCGGAACATTCGAACCATGGCGCAAGGCAATATCACGCAGGGAAACCAGCAGCCTGATCGAAAGGTGGAAAAGTGCATCACAGCGAAAGGCTGATAGCCATTGATAGCTATGTTGGCCGGTTCGCATAGACGAGTACATCTGTACCAGCTGGCGGTACCGCACAGACATAAATGTCTGTCCTGGCCATCGAGTAAAGACAGTGGCGTCTATGTGGTACCGCCAACTGCAGCAAAGTTATTTACAACTATGGAGGCCCGTCAATATGGGGTATTTGGGAAGTAAAGCCGCAAGCGGTGCATATCAAGCGATCATCAGCCAGATGCCGCCGCATGACACATACATAGAAACGCACCTAGGCGGTGGGGCTATCATGCTGAACAAGCCACCCGCGCTACGCAATATTGGTATTGATATCGATCCGATAACGGTTGAAGACTTCCCCCAAAGGGACTCCTATTTCATGAACCTGTTAGAGTCGCGGCTAGAAATATATAACGCCGATGCTGTTGGCATGTTGGCTTCATTCGATTTTTCACGCAGCGGCCGCACTCTGATTTACGCCGATCCACCTTATCTGCTAGATACTCGCACCAGTCGCGCCCGTTATCGGCATGAATATACGGAAGACGATCACCGCCAGCTGATAGCCACACTGCGCCAGCTACCAGCCAGCGTGATGATTTCAGGCTACCCATCGGCACTGTATGACGAATTGCTTGGTGATTGGCGATCTATTCAGTTTCAAGTGATGACACGCGGCGGCCCGCGCACAGAGCAACTGTGGATGAATTTTGATGAAGGGGCCGCATACAGCCACGCTTTCGCGGGTACTAACTACGTTGATCGCCAACGCATCAAGAGAAAGGCTGAAAGGTGGGCCAGTAATTACCGCGCATTACCGCCATCAGAAAGGGTTGCCATCCTGAGCGCCATTCTTTCAACCCATGAGCAGGGAGACAAATAGCATGACAACTGCCGCAGAACGTAAGCGCATACAGCGCCAGCGGGATAAAGACGCTGGCATCACCACGATCACCCTGCGCGTTGACAGCCAAGAAATGGCAATGCTGCTAGAAGGATGCGCAGAACGCCGGATAGCGCGCCAGCCTTACGAGGTGACAGAGTACCTGATCGGCCTCATCAGGCAAGATAACAAGCTGTTGCGTAAACAGTTGGCCGACCTGAGAAAGAGTAGCTGTGGAAAATGCGGTGATACCCTGCCGGGCGATCCGGGTGGCTGCTGCATGCAAGGTGATTCTGCCTGCTGGCAGACGTCGGGCTATAAGAAACTGATGCTGTTAACGTTGTAGCCCGAGCAAACGATCAAGGCAATAATGCAACAGAATGAATTTATATGCGCACAAGTGAATAAAAACACCCCATTCCACTGATAACCGCCAGAATACCCGCCCCACCAAAGCGCCTGTACGCTCCATAGCAAGGCGCTTTTTCTTAGCACGCCCGCTCACACCGCAAAAAAGTTAGCTTCACACCAACAATGCCATGCAGCACCATCGCCATTTTTGCGCCCAGCAAAGATAAAAACGATCCCAATCGATCCCCTTTTGCGTGCCGTCCCCCCCGCCCGCACGCTGTGTACTAAACAATTCACTTTTCATGCATTAGGGCTGTTACGCCAAAGCCTTATAGAATGGGGCTTGTAGCGGTGATTAGGTATGCATTGGGTTATGCGGATTGTTGCGCCTAGGATATGCAGTATTTTTTTATAAAGAATCCGAATCGATCTCTATAAAAACCGTGCTTTTGCGGAGTGGGCCAGCGGGAAAGATACCGGACCGGGTAAATCTATCCTGTCATGTCACATTATAATTTTCAAGTGGCTTGTGACGCGTCAAATAACATCAATTAAATAGCCTGTGACATGTCACGGTTTTATAAAAACCTTGAACAACGGTGAATAATTGCGGCATAACAATGCAAAAGCCGCCATGGCGGCGGCCTTTTGGGCTTGAATTACATCATGCCATATCAGGCATCATTCTTAAGTAAATCATAGGGTTTAAAACGGATAACCTCTTCCCCTACCCATTCATTGATCTCGCTTAACCGCTCTTGCAGCGGGGCCAATTCGTTGATCGCAAACACCCGGGCCGCCTTCTCAACGTCGCCAAAACCGCCGGTGTTGTTGGGTAAAATGCCCAGCAGTTGCGGCGGCGAACGATGGGAACCAAGCTGATCGTCACGGGTAACGTTCTTGATATTCAAAAATTCATCTTTGGCCGCCACTTCTGCCAAGGGGATCAGTTGCAGACCGTCTTTCTTGCCGCCCGGCGCATACATAAACAGATTGCGGAAATTACCCGGCCCTTTAGACTCCTTCAGCGCCTTACGAAGATTATCAATATCCTCTTGCTTGTGCGCCGCGTCGTTCATGTACAGGATAAAGCCAGCATGGCTGCCATTCAGGTAATATTTCCGGCGGAACAGGGTTGCAGCCTCATTCAGCCAGGTGGAGTTTAGCGAGGATAGGTATTCTGGTAGGCCGTATATTTCCTGATTAATATCAGGCTCTAACAGATGGAATATGCTGTCTTTTTCAAACTGGAAAGGGTCGCGCCATCCTTGCACCCACCAATATTCCCCTGGTTCGACACCCACCCGAGTATATTTAGCCAGGCTAGGGGCCAAATTCATGATCCCCCCTAACTGGTTATAACGCGCTTCCAGGTAGGCATTGCCAAAGACAAGAAAGTCCAGGGCATAGCGGCTGAAATCTTGCTTTGATAACAGCCGGTGAGGCTGGAACATACTCACCAATACATTACGTTTCATGTAGATCGGTGAACTGTGATGCACAGCCGCACGGAAGGATTTCGCCAAACCGCTGAACGATACCGGCGGTTCATACCAGCGATCAACAATGTTACATTCCAGATAATCCAATATTTCCCGGCGGTCCAACATGGGGATAGGATCACCAAATGTGAAAGCTTCAGCACGCGTTGTTTCCTGCTGCTTGGCCTGCTGTGCGGGTTTATGGCCCCGGTTGCGTCTACTCATTTTCAATAAATCTCCATAAAACCTGTATTGCTACCGGTTGCCCCTTCGAGCGGTTCATTAAACAGGGTGTGCATCACGGCCCACGCAACATCACCATGGCTAACGCCATCGGCACGGCTGGTAACGTAGGTTACACGGCGGCCCGTGGCGGTCATCTGCTTGCGGATGGACATAAACGCCGTAGCGATATCAAGGCACCCGGCGTCAAACTCCAGGCGGCCATTGCCAATCACGTTTTTAGCCTTTAAAACAAGGTCATTTTTCATTTCCAGGCTGTAGTTGATGGCATTTACTGCCGGGAAGAATTGGCGCACCAGTTGTGACACGGCCCGGCCAAGGCCGGTGTTATCAATCCCGATGTAGGTCACGTTATAACGAGTGGTCAGCTCCTTGATGTTTTTTGCCTGCTGCTCAAAATCCATGCCCTTCCATTGGAAGCGCTCCAGCACGCGGAATTTTCCACCATGCACCAGAGGCGGCAAGATCACCGCACAACCGGCACTATCGCCAGTCTCTGAGCTTGCCGGGTCATAACCGATCCAAACCGGGCGGTCTGCCACCGGCCGCAGGGCAAACGGCTTAACATCACTCCACTGCTCCCAACTATCGACCATGCACCGTTGCATTTCCTGCATAGAAAATGTTGAGGTAGCACCATCAATGAAGTTGCACATAAACAGGTTTTCAAAGTCTTCATCACTGTTTTCATTGCGCAATTCATCAATATCGAACAAGTCGCAGCCACCCCGCATGGCGTCTTCAATAGTGACGATCTGGCGGAACTGCTTGTCCTCGCAAAGCACCCCGCTCGCCAGCCGTTTATAGCTAACGTCAATTTCTCGGCGTCGGTCTGCTGACTTTCCCTTGTTAAATAGCGTGCCATTCCAGAATTTAAAGGCTTCATGGGTGGTGCTTGACGGGGTGGAAAAATAGGTTGAACGGTAGCGTTTTTGTGAAGCCATCCCCGATGCCGCACGCCGCAGCCTCAAGAATCCCGGGATCCAAAAATACTCATCAAGGTATAAGTTGCCGGGCCGTCCCTGCACGGTACTGTGGTTGGTGCCGAGGTAATGTAGTTCCGCCGCATTTGGCAGAATGGTAACTTCCCCTTTTAGTTCAACGTCCACTTCCTGCGCGAAAGAAGTAATGTAATTTTTAAATTGGTGTGCCTGGGCTTTGGAAGCTGATACAAACATCTGATTGCGACCGGTGTCCAAAGCATCGATCAGGGCTTCCCGGGCAAAATAGTAGGTTGCGCCGATTTGGCGAGACTTCAACAGGTTGCGGATGCGGAAATCTTTCGACAGTCCAGCGCGATACCACGTCCGCTGGTAGTCGAACATCTGTTCTTCGAAGATCTCTTTTAGCCGGGCATGCTGTGCAGGGGTAAACAGGTTCTTTTGCTGTTTTTTGCGCACACCGGCATTGCGGTTTTCAATATTTGGATTAAGGTCAGCCTCGTTACCGCCTGCATTGTACTTGCCAATGCGCGCCTGCCGTTCTGCCTGCCGGGCCAACAGGTCAATCTCTTTAAAGTCCTGACTTTCTTTCTTTGGTTTCAGTACCAATTGATTGTAACGAGCCGCCGTGGTGATCTGCATTTGGTCAAGCGGACTGTATGCGTCCCACTTGTCGCGGCGTTTCCAACTGTGTACCGTGACAGGATTCTCCCCCACCATTTCGGCGATGCGGGCAACCCGGAACCCTTGCCAATAGAGATACATCGCCTGACGGCGTGGATCTAAATCGGTGCTGATAGCGACTTCACTCATGCTTTATCGGCCTGAAATTCAACGTTTCAATGCCGAAAGGCTACCTACCTGCTACCGCCAACACCCCTAATGCACCTTGTGTCATTCACCACACAAAGCCGCCGCGTTGTTCCTCATCACACACCCCGCCAACATAAGCCAACACTCGGCCAGCAAAGGCCAAATACGCTTACTTGATTGGGGCTTATCCAATGCCAATTTCTAAATTTTTCCGCGCTGCCGTTGAAGGGGCGACCAGTGACGGGCGCATCATTGAGCGCCAGCACATTGAAGAAATGGCGGAATCATTTTCCGTAGAACTCCGTCCGGCCCGCGCCAATCTTGAGCACTATCTGAGCATGTTCCCGGATAGTGATTTCAAGGCGCAGGGTGATGTAGTCGCACTTAAGGCGCAGGAAATCACCTCCGGCCCACTAAAAGGCAAGCTGGCTCTGATGGTAAAAGTGGATGCTACCGATGGCCTGGTGAAGTTGAACAAGGACCGGCAGAAGATTTACACCAGTATTGAATATTTCCCGAAGTTCGCAGATACCGGGAAAGCCTACCTGACTGGCATCGCCTTTACCGATAACCCGGCCTCCCTGGGCAGCGAGTCCATGAAATTCACCGCCAACCACCTTGCGGAGAAAAGTGGCCTTCATTTCGGTGCGCTGGAAGAAACCATGCTCGAATTTGAGGCCCCGGAAGCCGATAAGCCCACCCTGCTTAACAATATCAAGGCCATGTTTACCAAAAAACAAGCCTCTGATGATGGCCGTTTTGCGGACGTGCACCAGGCAGTAGAGCTGGTAGCCGAAAAGCAGCAGGAACTTGAAGCTAAATATGCCGAGGTTTCCGGGCTGAAAGACACCGTAGCCACGTTAGAAACCGACCTTGCAGCCAGCAAGCAGGCGTTTTCTGATCTGCAAGAAACCCTTAGCACCACTGACCGCAGCGAAAAGCGCCGTGATCTGGCATCTGGCGGCGACAGTGCCGTTTTGACCGACTGCTAACCAGCAACAGGCTGACAGCACCGTTTAGCCGACTGAAAAGGAAGTAAACCATGAAAAAAATCACGCGTGAAAAATACAAAAAATATGTGGCACAGATCGCCGAGATTAACCACATCGAACCATCGGACGTTGCGGCAAAATTCACCGTTGAGCCGTCCGTAAGCCAAACACTTGAAGACAAAATCCAGGAAAACAGCGGTTTTCTGACCAGAATCAACATTATTCCCGTTGATGAGCAGAGCGGTGAAAAAATTGGCCTGGGTATTGATCGCCCAATTGCCAGCACCACTAACACAGACGAAAAAGACCGTAACCCCATCGATCCAACCAATTTGGATAGCGTGGGATATATGTGCACCCAAACCAACTTTGATACAGCACTGAAGTATTCAAAGTTGGACGCCTGGGCAAAATTCAAGGATTTTCAGGTCCGCATCCGTAACCAGATTGTGAAGCGCCAGGCATTGGACCGCATCATGATCGGTTGGAACGGCATCAAGCGGGAAAGAACATCTGACCAAACCACCAATAAGTTGCTGGAAGACGTAAATATCGGTTGGCTGCAAAAAATCCGTAATCACGCACCAGATCAGGTGATGGACAAAGTGATTGATGATGAAGGCAACGTTGTTTCTGCAACGATCCGCATCGGCAAGAACGGCGACTATAACAATCTGGATGCGCTGGTCATGGATGGCACCAACGAAATGATCGCCACCTGGTTCCAGGATGATACAGAACTGGTTGCCGTCTGTGGCCGTAAGCTACTGGCGGACAAATATTTCCCTATCGTCAACAAAGAGCAGGAAAACAGCGAAATGCTGGCCGCTGACGTCATCATCAGCCAAAAGCGCATTGGTGGCCTCCCTGCCGTTCGCGTGCCGTATTTCCCGGCTAATGCCATCCTGATCACCCGTCTGGATAACCTGTCTATTTACTGGCAGGACGGCACCCGCCGCCGCCACATCATCGACAACCCAAAACGGGACCGCGTCGAGAACTACGAATCCGTCAATGAAGCTTATGTCGTTGAGGATTATGAATGCTGCGCGCTGATCGAGAACATTGAAGTCATGCCAGCTAACGCCAAAGCGCCTGTTGAAACGCCAGTCGAAGGGGAATAACCGACATGACCAGCCCAGCACGCCGCCACAAGCAATTTATTGCCGCCCAGCAATCAGCCTCACAAAGTGAGGCGGCCACCATGAGCCACCTGAATCACTATGAGTTGCTGTTATTCAAGCTGAAACAGGATCTGGATCGTCTGCACGGCGTTGAATCGCACATTACCAAGGCAGAGATGAAACGCAAGATGTTGCCTACGTATATGCCTTGGGTGGCTGGCGTGCTGCAAAATGGCTCCGGCGTACAAGATGCCGTCCTAATGCGCGTCCTGGTCTGGTTGCTGGATGTTGGCGATCTAAAAACTGCGCTGGATATCGCTGAATATGCCATCCGGCACGATCTTGTTGTAACGGACGGTTTTAGCCGTTCTACAACCTGCATGGTCGCCGAAGAAGTAGCCGCTGCGGCGCAACGCAATATGACCGCCAGCCTGCCACTGGATGCCGCGCAACTTGTACGCGCTCAACAGTTGCTGACCGGCCAGGACATGCCGGACAAAGTCAAAGCCCGGCTGTTTAAATTCGTTGCTTACGCACAGCGCCAGGACGGGGACAACGTGCTTGCACTGGATAACCTCAATAAAGCCTTGGTGATCGATAAAGATAGTGGCGTCAAAAACGATATTAAGCAGCTTGAAAAACTGGTGAACAGCACCACCGGTAGTTAACCGAATCGCCCCCGGCGAGGGCGGCACGGGCGCGGAGACAGGTTTTAAACCGCATCAAAGCGCCCGTCCACCGCCCGACTAACAGGATCCATCATGGTCACTATAGCCATTGCACCCACACCAGGCAGTCAGCCAGCAGATCAGACGCTGGTGATCGACGTCAACCAAAAGCCTGACCAACCGGTAAATACGGTGATCAAAAATACCCGCTTTTGGCCGGATATCGACCTAAAACAGTACCGTGAAGAAATGCGCCAGGATGGCACCATCACACAACCCAGACTGATTGAGGCCGCTCGCAATGCGATCAATGAAGTCAATGATCGGCTGAATACGTGGCGCTTTAAGCAAATAGCCGCCGGGTATGGCGAGTTGTCACAAGTACCGGCCGACGAGTTGGACGATGAAAGCGTCCGCGTACAGCTATACCGACGCGCCGTATTTTGCATCACGCAAGCCAGCGTAACTGAGCGTTTTTCCGGCTTTGATGCCACCGGTTCAGGCACCAAACGAGCCGAAACGCTGGATACCACGGTTGATGATCTGCGCCGGGATGCCGATTGGGCCATCAATGACTTGCAGGCACTGCCGCGCATGACGATTGAGCTGATCTAATGAAGGTGTACGCCCAGCAAAACGACACGGTGGACACCCTTTGTCAGCGGTATTACGGCAAGACACAAGGTGTTACCGAACTGGTGTTACAGAACAATCCCGGGCTTGCCGACAACGGTCCAATTTTGCCCCATGGTTGCCCGGTTGAAATGCCGGATATCGTGCAATCCGTAACGGTGCAGACCCTGCAACTTTGGGATTAATCACCCGCACGGCGGGAGGTGGAGAGTGAAAATGCCAGACAAGGATCCAAGCTGGATCACCGCTATCGCGGCCATTTACTACAACCATTCAACGCCGATCAATGGCTTTATCGTCGCTTTCATTGTGGCCTTTCGTCGTGTCGTTTGGGGGGGCGGAAAGTTAAGAGCCGGGATAGGTGAAGGTGTTGTGTGCGGGATAGTTGGCGTGTCCATCAGCCCGGCTATCGCTCCTGTCATCATCTTTGTTGTCCATTCAATCCCCTGGTTAAACGGCGCAATGGCAACCGTTGCAGCAGGCAAGATTGAAATCTTCGTCAGTTGCATGATCGGGATGATTGGCCTGTCAGCCATCAGAGAGTTTGTGTTGAGAGTTGCACGGAAAAAAATGGAGAAAACAGATGCAAATCAGCAATAACTTGAAAGCTTTTCTTGACATGCTGGCATGGTCGGAAGGAACCAGCACAATTAAGAGCAGTGACAACGGCTATAACGTCATTGTGGGTGGCACGCTGTTTAATTCCTATGTAGATCACCCGCGCAAACTCGTTGACCTACCCAAGCTTGGGATCAAATCCACTGCCGCTGGCCGCTATCAACAGCTATCTCGTTATTGGGACGTCTACCGAAAGCAACTTAACCTTAAAGATTTTTCTCCCGCTAGCCAGGATGCGGTAGCTATCCAGATAATCAAAGAGCGAAAGGCTTTACAAGATATTGAAGCCGGTAAAATTGTCGCTGCTATCAGCAAGTGCGCGAATATTTGGGCATCACTTCCCGGGGCAGGTTACGGGCAGTATGAACACAAAATCGGGCCGTTGTTGGAGCAATTTAGAAAGGCCGGCGGAGTGGTTTCATGACTTGGTCTTCCTTCCGTTGGGTCGCCTGCTTCATAGCGCTTGGATTGCTGGTCTATCTGATATTTAGCAACCAATCATTGCGCAATGAGCGCGATACCCTGCAAACGGCCAACGATAAATTGACCGGCCAAATTGAATGGCAAAACAGCATGCAACGCGTGGTTGCCGCGATTGACGAGAGTCGCACCAAGGAACTGATAGATGCAAAAATTAAAATCGATGATCTTGAGCGTGATGTTGCCGCTGGCCGTTACCAGTTGCGGATCAATGCCAAGTGTCCCGCCTCCGCCGCCAGCATGGCTGATGCAGGAAGCCCAAGACTTGAAGACGCCGCTCAACGGGATTATTTCACCCTCAGAAAGCGAATTGAGCACACCTACAGCCAAATAGCCGGTTTGCAAGATTACATCCGCAATGTGTGCTTGGCCCGCTAGGGGGATAACATGCTAAAGCCTGATTCACTCAGGGCCGCAATAGCGGCCGCTGTACCATACATAGCCAAGAATCCAGATTGCCTACATATCTTTATTGATAAAGGGGTGATTTTTTCTACCCTTGCCCCCTCAATTTCATTTGAATATCAGTACACACTGAATTTGGTTATTACCGATTATGCCGATAGCGCGGATTTATTGATCGTGCCTATCCTGCACTGGTTACGTACCAATCAGCCCGATATTATGGCCAACCCAGACAAGCGCGGCGATGGCTTCACGTTTGAGGCGGACTTTCTGAATAACAGCCTGCGTGATATCAGCATTGACCTGAAGTTGACAGAACGTGTAGTCGTGAAGGAAGAAAACGGCATATTGCATGTTAACCACCTGGAAGAACCGCCGCCGCCACCGTCGGATATTGCTGGTTATGAACTCTGGATGGAAGGCCGCAAGGTGTCAGCATGGGCCGCCTAGACGATTTTCAGGCGCTTGATGAAACGCTGTCTATCCTGCTACAACAGCTTTCCCCGCAGTCGCGCAGGCAGTTTACTAGGCAGGTGGCTAATGAACTGCGCCAGCGGCAGAAAAAGCACATCCAGGCGCAGAAAAACCCAGACGGCTCACCTTACATACCACGCAAAACCAAGCGAAAAGACAAGCACGGGCGCATTCGTCGTAAAATGTTCAACAAGATCCGCACAGCCAGGTATATGAAGGCAGAATCCAGCCCCGATGAAGCCGCCGTCACTTTCAGCCGCAGCGTGATCAATATATCGGCGGTTCACCATTACGGCCTGCGTGATAAGGTTAGCCATGATGGGCCAACAGTACGCTATGAGCGCCGCCAATTACTGGGTTTCACCGATCAGGATATCGAGTGGGTTAAAGATCTGGCGCTGGCGCACATCGCCAAATAGTCGTTTTTGTCTTTACTGCAGCTACACTCTCCACTCTTGCCGCCTTGTGCCATCGACAGCACAAGGCGCATCCGATGCCCCCCGCGCCCGCACGCGGCACACTGGCGGCATGAAAGCACTCATCACCGAAATTAAACGCCTGCTGGCTAACATCATTCGTCTTGGCACTGTATCCGAAGTGGATACGGTGCGCGGCCTCTGCCGGGTGCAGATCGGCAAAAATGAAACTGATTGGTTGAACTGGTTAACCCTCCGCGCTGGCCGCGTGCGCTTCTGGTCCGCGCCATCGGTTGGCGAACAGGTGATCGTGTTGAGTATTGGCGGTGACTTCACAACCGGGTTTGTCTTGCCTGCTGTTTTTTCCGATCAGTATCCGGCTCCCTCTTCATCGGCTGACGCAGCGCGCATGGAGTTTCCAGACGGTGCAGTTATTGAGTACGAGCCTAAAACCGGTGTACTAACCGCCACCGGCATGAAAACGGCTGTTATCCAGGCTTCTGAATCTATCACCGCCAATACCAAGGTGGTGATGGTTGCGGCCACCGAAAAAATCACCCTGGACACACCAACGGTAGAATGTACCAACCACTTGATCACCGGTTCACTGCTGGTGAAAAACGGCGGCAAAATGCAGGGGGATATCACCCACACTGACGGAAACTTCAAATCTAACGGTGTTGTAGTTCATACGCATAAACACACTGGCGTTGAAACCGGCGGCGGTACTACCGGGGGGCCAGCATCATGATGTATCTCGGCATGAACCGCAGCAACGGCCAAGCTATCAGCGAGATCGATCACATTCGCCAGTCAGTCAGCGATATTTTGATCACCCCCACTGGTAGCCGCATCATGCGCCGGGAATATGGTTCTCAGCTATCAAGCCTGATCGACCAGCCACAAAATCCGGCGCTTACACTCCAAATTATGGCCGCTATCTATGGGGCGGTGTTGCGCTGGGAAAACCGGATCACGCTGACCGCCGTAAGCATATCGGCAGACGCGGACGGCAAGATTATTGCTGATATGGCCGGAAGCCGCACAGATACCGATGGCCGCATCCAGTTTTCTTTACCTCTCAGGGGGCAATAGTGGCAACCATCGACCTTAGCCAGTTACCGCGCCCCAATGTGATTGAGGCGTTAGATTTTGAGACGATTTTTACCGAGCGCAAAGAACGGCTGATATCTCTCTACCCTGAAGACCAGCAGGAAGCCATTATGCGGACGCTATCCTATGAATCGGAACCCATTGTCAAAGTATTGCAGGAATCTGCCTACCGAGAAGTGCTATTGCGCCAACGGGTTAATGAGGCAGCACAAGCGGTTATGGTTGCTTATGCCATCAGTAATGATCTGGACCAGTTGGCCGCCAATAATGACGTGCAACGCCTGATTATTACCCCGGCTGACCCCGAGGCAGTACCGCCGGTTGAAGCGGTAATGGAAAGTGATGGCGATTTGCGCCAGCGCATCCCTGCTGCGTTTGAAGGTATGAGCGTTGCCGGTCCAACAGGGGCATATGAATATCACGCTCTCAGTGCTGACGGCAAAATCGCCGATGTTTCCGCCATAAGCCCGGCACCGGCGGAAGTGATCATCAGCGTACTTTCACGCCTGGGAGATGGCACCGCATCGCCTGAATTACTGGATACCGTCAGTAAGGCGCTGAACGATGAAGCCGTCCGCCCGGTAGCTGACCGGGTAACGGTGCAAACAGCGCAGATCGTCAACTATCAAATTGACGCAACGATCTACGTTTATCCAGGGCCAGCCATTGAACCCATTATGGCTGATGCTGAATTGCGTCTACAAAGCTATATCCATGAACAGCGCAGACTTGGACGTGATATTCGCCGGTCTGCAATTTATGCGGCCCTGCACACACAAGGTGTACAGCGGGTTGAACTGGGTGCGCCGCTAGAAGATGTAGTGTTAGACAAGACTCAGGCGGCGAACTGCACCAATTACCAAATCCAGATCGGCGGGTCGGATGAATAGCCTATTGCCAACCGGTTCAACACCGCTTGAGAGAAACGTGGCTGAAGCCTGCGCAGGTATCAGCGATCTAAAAGTGCCACTGCGTGACCTGTGGAACCCGGATACCTGTCCGGTTAAGTTTCTACCTTATTTGGCATGGGCAAGATCAGTGGATCGCTGGGATGAGTCTTGGCCAGAGGCCACCAAGCGTGCGGTAGTCAAAGCTGCCTTTATTCTGCACAAGCGCAAGGGAACTATGAGCGCAGTTCGCCGCGCAATTATGCCTTTAGGGTTTGAATTATCCCCTACTGAGTGGTGGGAAACCGGCGATGCACCAGGCACTTGGCGCGCCATCGTAGACGTAATGGGGCAGGGCATTACCGAAGCCATGCATGACGAGGTAGAACGCCTGATCGATACCGCCAAACCGCGTAGCCGCCACCTGATTAGTTTGGCCATCCGATTAAAAATGAGCGCACCACTATATACCGGTGTCGCTAATTATCTGGGTGATGAGTTGACTATTTACCCGTACTTCCCCGAATTACTGGAAGTGGGATCAGCAGAAACCTATGCCGGTGCAGCAATCCATTTGATTGATACAGTGAGAGTAACCAATGAGCGCTAAATATTTTGCATTACTCACCAATATTGGCGTTGCTAAAATAGCCAACGCGGCAGCATTGGGGATCAAACTCAATATTACCGAGCTTGCTGTTGGTGATGGAGGAGGAGCGCTTCCCACACCAACGCCAGAGCAAACAGCACTGGTTAACGAACGTCGCCGCGCGCCGATTAATCGATTATCGATTGATCCGCTTAATGATGCGCAAATCATTGTTGAACAAGTAATTCCCGAAAATGTAGGCGGTTGGTGGATTAAAGAAGTCGGTTTGTATGACGAGGACGGCGATCTGGTTGCAGTGTCTAACTGCCCTGAAACGTATAAGCCACTTTTGCAAGAGGGTTCGGGTAGGACTCAAATAGTGCGAATGGTTATTATCGTCAGCAACACTGCCAACGTTACAGTTAAAATAGATCCGGCAGTCGTACTGGCAACCCGTGAGTTCGTGGATAACGCTATCAATGATGCTATTAATAAATTCACAGAAACCATTTCTGGAAGTTATGGCGGCGCATACATTGGCGAGGTTGCCTGCTTTGCCGATCTTAGGACATTAAAGAACCTTAAACATGGAGATCGGTTATTTTTAAAGGGACATAATAAAAATTACCCAGGTCAAGGAAGTGGCGAAATTATTGTTGACAAGCATGATAAAATAACCGAAGACAATAATGGCACCGTCGCTGTGAATGCCGATGGAGATAGGCTAAAACGTAAAATGGATGGCAGAACAGTAACCCCGGAAATGTTCGGAGCAATACAAGGACAAGATGCATCGACAGCAATTAAAAACGCAATGAACTCTGGTTATTTTGTTAACGGAATGTTAGGGCGTTATCGTTGGTCTAATGAAGTCAAGATGCCGCTTGCTTCATCCTTGATTTTTTGTGAATTTGACTTGGATGATAAGATTTATAGCCAGGGCGGGATTATGTTCGGGACTAATTGCACATTAAACGTTATTATTCATGGCACCAACCCTACTGGACTCCACCCTGAATCACAAACAGCAGTGAGATCTGAGAAAGGGGCTAGACGGTCTAAAATTACGGTTGTTGCCAATGGTGTAAATATTGCTGCATTTGGTGATAACTGCAAAATGTGCACATTTAATGTCGAAGCCTATGACATAACTGGCCACCCGGAAAAGTCAGAAGGTTACGGGCTTCTTCTTGCTAACTCTAGTTGTTCAAATACAGGCACATTAAAGGGCGATACTATTTCTCGACATGGGCTTTACATTAGCTCAGGATCATCAAATAACATATTATCCGTTGATTTAAACAATGTTATCAATAAGGCGGCTTATAACCTAAATAGCAGACCAACACAGCCACGTTGTGAAAACAATAAAGTTACTGGAGTGATTACAGATTCGTTCTCTGGCGTCACTTTATTTGTTGAATCAGATGATAATAAAATCGGTAGTGGTGGAATAAGGAACAATCAAATTATTGACATGACTATCGTCTGCAAGGAAGGGGTTACTCAAAACGCCATACTCATAGAGGCAACAAAAGAGTGCGAAACAGCCTACGGAAACGGGTGGCGAAATGTTTTAGTTACTGGTGTTTGCGAATCAGAAACACAACCTGTAATCCGTGTCGTTAATATGCCTCGTTTTGATAGTGATGGGATCAAGGCACGTGTGACAGCTAAATCAAGTATTTTATCTATAGAGAAAGCAAACAACTCTGACATGGGTACGATGCGTTTTCGTAATGTCGACATTTTAACTCTATCGTCAGTAACCGGTATTTATAGCAATGTTGATACTGGTCTTGTCGATTTGGATGGCGTTGACGTGATCACCGCAGGCCAACGGTATCAATTCTCAGGGAACAGCTTCGGTAACATCGTTGGTGTAGGGCGTTCAGAAATGCAAGTTGTTACCGCCATTGTTGGTGCTAACAGTTCGGTTATAGTTCCAGTTACGTTTAAAAGAGAGTATTACGGCGCTCGAGCTAGCGTATCAATATCATCTGCGACCTCATCAACTGACAGATGTAACGCTAATTACTCAGCAATGACCCCGACAGGTTGCAATGTCAGGCTGATAAATGGAACAGCAACAGAGCAATCATTATCGGCGGCAATCATCATATCGGGAATTTAATTATGAACGAAAAAAAAGTACACATTATTTTCACAACAACGGGGACGGTTATTACACAAGGAATGAGCTTTACCGGCCCTCAGCTTATCTTCCATGAAAATAGCGTTGAAACAAGAGAGTTCTACGATACCGAAGGGGTTTTTCAATCCATACTCAATTTGGAGCGAAAAGAATTTGAAGTAATAGGAGCATGTCAGGCTATTATCGATGAAACTGAAGAGGCGACTTTTATAACAAGAAGGTGAGTAAATAATAAAGAAAGATGAGAAAACATTGAGCAAGTTAGTTGTATTTATGGGCGATTAGTTTAAAAGCCAGCTTAAACTTGGCTTTTATACCAATATGTAGTCATTGGCAGTATTTGTGCCAGTCGCCACACAAAGCCCACCGAATGCATTAATTACCTTCCACGCACACCATAGGCGAACACCGTTAAAGGAGATCCGCCTAATGGCTCAAGATTATCATCATGGCGTGCGCGTGCAGGAAATCAATGAAGGCACCCGCACCATTACCACCGTCAGCACGGCCATTATTGGGATGGTGTGCACCGCTGACGATGCCGATATTAAAGCCTTCCCCCTTAATACCCCTGTATTGCTGACCGACGTATTGACCGCCAGCGGCAAGGCTGGTGAAAGCGGCACATTGGCCCGTTCGCTGGATGCTATCGCTGACCAATCAAAGCCCGTTACCGTTGTGGTGCGTGTCGCACAAGGTGAAACCGAAGCGGAAACCACCACCAATATTATTGGCGGCGTCACCCCTGAAGGGAAGAAAACCGGGATGAAAGCCCTACTGGCCGCACAAAGCCAGTTAGGCGTTAAGCCGCGTATCCTTGGCGTGCCTGGGCATGATAACGAGGCGGTAGCCTCTGAACTGCTGGCGGTAGCGCAAAGCCTGCGAGCTTTCGCCTATCTTAGTGCCTACGGCTGTAAAACCGTGTCTGAAGCTATCGCGTACCGCGAAAACTTCAGCCAGCGTGAGGCTATGCTGATTTGGCCTGATTTCCTGAGCTGGGATAGCGTGCTGAATGCAGCCGCCCCCGCTTACGCCACTGCCCGGGCGCTGGGTCTGCGTGCCAAAATTGACGAGCAGACCGGCTGGCATAAAACCCTGTCAAACGTTGGCGTAAACGGCGTCACCGGCATTAGTGCGGATGTGTATTGGGATTTGCAGGATCCAGCAACAGACGCCAACCTATTGAACCAAAAAGACGTAAGCACGTTGATCCGTAAAGACGGTTTCCGCTTTTGGGGTTCCCGCACCTGTTCGGATGATCCCTTGTTCCAGTTTGAAAACTACACCCGCACCGCCCAGGTACTGGCAGACACCATGGCCGAGGCTCAAATGTGGGCGGTTGATCAGCCAATGCACCCTTCCCTTGCTCGGGACATTATGGAAGGTATCAGCGCCAAATTCCGTGAGCTGAAATCCGGCGGCTATATCGTGGATGGCAACGTCTGGATCGATGATGCTGCCAACGACAAGGACACGCTGAAGGCAGGCAAGTTGACGCTTGATTATGACTATACGCCTGTCCCGCCGCTGGAAAACCTGATGCTGCGCCAGCGCATCACGGATCAGTACCTGATCAACTTCACCCAGAACGCCAAAGGATAAGGGGGACGCGATGGCCTTACCACGCAAGCTGAAATTTATGAACCTCTTCAACGATGCCAATAATTATCAAGGCATCGTTGAGGAACTTACCTTGCCCAAGCTGACGCGCAAACTCGAAGCTTATCGCGGCGGTGGTATGAACGGCAGCGCAAGCGCTGATCTGGGTATCGATGATGGCGCACTGGATGCAGAATTCACCCTAGGTGGCATTGAGGCCCAGATTTACACCCAGTGGGGCATCACCACTGTTGACGGTGTGCCGTTGCGCTTCATGGGATCATTCCAGCGTGACGATACCGGCGAGATTAGCGCCGTGGAAGTGATCATGCGCGGGCGCTACTCTGAATTCGATTCTGGCAACTACAAACAGGGTGATAACACCCAGACAAAAATCAGCGCCAAAAACACTTATTACAAATTGACTATGGACGCCAGGGTTTTGATCGAGATCGACACCGTTAACATGATTGAAATTGTGGACGGTGTTGATCGCCTTGCCGAGCACCGTCGCGCTATTGGCCTGTAGCTTTCATGGCCCCACCCGGGGCCGCTTTCGTTCAGTCACTATTTAGGGTATGACCATGAAAACCATAGAAGTTGAAACCAGCACAGATAAAACCACCGCCACCATTGCCACACCATTCACCAACGAACCGATCACATTGGATGTGCCGGTCATTCGAGGTGAAACGAAGATCTCCACCGTAACGGTTAACAAGCCGAACACCGGCGCACTGCGTGGCACGCGCTTGCAGGCACTGATCGAAACGGATGTTGATTCCCTGATCAAAGTATTACCGCGTATCACTTCACCCAGCCTGACGGCGGCAGAAGTTGCCAATCTGGATCCGGCTGACCTTTATCAGCTTTCTCAGGCTGTCGCGCTTTTTTTCTTGCCGAATTCGGTGAAGTCAGATTTCCAGAACAGCTAACCGTTGAAGACTTAGCGGCGGATATCGCCGCAATCTTCCACTGGCCGCCATCAGTCACAGATTCTATGCCGTTGGCAGAGTTGCTGGAATGGCGGCATAAAGCCATCATCCGCAGCGGGGCAAGCGATGAGTGACAAAAACCTCCGGTTGCAGGTTTTACTAAGTGCAGTCGATAAAGTAACCCGCCCGTTTAAATCCATGCAGGCCAGCAACAAAGCGCTGGCCGCGTCTGTTAAAGCCACCAAAGACCAGTTAAAGCAGCTTGATAGCCAGGCTGGTAAAATAGACGGTTTCCGCAAGACCAAAACTCAGGTTGCCGCCGCCGCACAGGCGCTGGCCGCTGCGCGTGATAAGGCGAGCCAACTTGCCACTGCACTGAAGGCCACTAACAGCCCCACAACCAAACAGGCGCGCCAGCTTCAGAAAGCCAGAGAGGAAGCAACAAAGCTTCAGCGGAAATACCAAGATTTACGGGTTTCACTGCAAAACCAACGTGCAGCACTGCAAAACAGTGGTATTGCAACCAATCGCCTAGGCGAGGCACAGCGTGCGCTACGGGCAAACATTACCAGCACAACAAATGCACTTGCCAGTCAGCAGCGCCGCTTACAGCAGCAGGCACAGCAGCAAAGGCGGCTTAATGCAGCACGTACCCAATTTGATGAGAGCAATCAACGTAAGGCCATTGCCGCCGGGTTGGGCTATACCTCGATGGCAACGGGCCGCGCAATGGGGCGGGGGTTAGTCAATGCCTTGCATGTCGGGTATGACTTTGACGCGATGATGAGCCAAACCCAGGCGGTAACACGCATCTCCACAAAAGACGATCCCCAGATGCAGGCAATGCGCCACCAGGCGCGAACCTTGCCACTCTCTTCCAAATTTACCGATCTTGAAGTCGCTCAGGGGCAATACTTCCTTGGCCGGACGGGATATTCACCGCAACAGGTATTAAAGGCCATGCCCGGGATGTTGAACCTTGCGTCCGCTGGCAATATTGACCTTGGCACTACGGCGGATATTGCTTCGAATATTCAGACCGCCATGGGGATCCCTGCGGAGAAAATGGATCGTGTCGCCGATGTGCTGACAGCCCTTTTCACACGTAACAACGTTGATATCCCCATGTTGGGGGAGTCACTGAAATATTCCGCCGGTGTAGGCCGTGAATACGGTCAAAGCCTGGAAACCGTATCGGCTGCCACAGCAATTATGGGTAACGCAGGGATCCAGGGGAGCCAGGCGGGTACGGCGATGCGTGCCATTCTCAGCCGCATCGGTAACAGCCCCACCGTCAAGGGATTGGGTGTAACGACCAAAGATAAAGACGGCAACATGCGTGATTTGGTCGATATCCTAAAAGATATCGATGCCAAAACCGCGAAAATGGGAAACGTTGATCGCGGTAAAGTCTTTAAAGATATAGCGGGCATGTATGCTGTAACCGGCTTCGGTGAGCTAATGCGCGCTGTTTCAACTGGCAAGCTTCAGCAAATGCGTGGGCAACCAGGTGAATATGACGGTGAATCCGCCCGTGTAGCTGCCACCATGCTTGATAACCTGAAGGGGGACATGACAATAGTCCATGCCGCCTTGGAAAATATCAGCGTAGAGCTGTTTGAAAAAAATGATGCCTGGTTGCGTAAGACCGCTAAAAGCATCAGCAACTTTCTACATGGCGTCGCTGAATTCCTGAAAGAACACCCCAAAATTAGCGCCGCGATTGTCAAGATTGGCGCTACCGTTGCGATTGCTGCAACAGCGTTTGGCGCGCTGACCATTGCGCTTGTCGGTCTGCTTGGGCCGTTTGCCTTGCTCCGCTTCACTACGCGTATTCTTGGGATCCGCCTGCTGCCTAATCTGTCACTCAGTATGCTACGGTTCGCCAGCACCACACCGATCACTACCGCGCAGGTCCGCACGTTCGGGGCATCTCTGTTAACTGCCGGGAAAAATGCTCTGACATTCTCAGGCCAACAGTTGGCCGGTGCAGGGCGTGGGATCGTGGCCTTTGCTTCTTCACCGCTACAATCTGCCATGAAGGGTATTAAGGGGCTTGGCCGCGTATTCACCTGGTTGGCAACTTCCCCGCTACGATTCTTGCGTTTTGCCCTGGGTGGTTTGGCAAGTATGTTTGGCATAATCCTTAGCCCACTGGGGCTGATTGCCGCTGCCATCGTGGGCGCAGGCGTATTGATCTACAAATATTGGCAACCCATCAAGGCATTTTTAGGCGGGGTTGTTGAAGGCTTCCAAAGTGCCGCAGCACCGATAAAAGAAGCCTTCGCGCCGCTCATGCCGGTATTCACCTGGATTGGCGACAAGGTAAAGGCGCTTTGGGGCTGGTTTACAAATCTGTTGGAACCGGTGAAATCAACAAAAACCGATCTCGACGGTGCCGCAAATGCTGGTAAAAAATTTGGTGAGTTTTTGGCCGCTGGTATCAATTTTGCTCTTACCCCGCTGAGATTACTCAAAGACTCAATCAGTTGGGTTTTGGACAAGCTGAATGATCTTGATGAAAAGTCAAAAAAGACAGGGCGATTAGTCGCTGAACATCCAGAAATTGCAGATGCCGCCAGACGCGCCGGTATTCTCCACACTCCGGCAGCGCAGGGGAATTCCGCAGAAGCAATAAGGCGACGTTATACGGGGGAACATGATAGGGGCGGCAGGATCCCTCTGGGGAAATTTGGCGTTGTGGGCGAATATGGCCCGGAAATCGTTAACGGTCCAGTCAACGTGACCAGCCGCAGAAGTACCGCAACCATGGCCGCCGTTGCCGCCTTGATGATGGGGGGGCACAGCCCGTTGCCGCAGATGCGCCATTACACCCGTATAGCCTGCCCGGGAATCAATATCGCACTGGAGGTAACATATCAAACCATCGGGCCGGCGATACCTACCAGGTCCGCATTGATGCCCCAATCCAGATCATCGCCCAGCCTAGCCATAGTCCGCAGGACATAGCGCGGGAAGTGGCTCGACAGCTTGATTCACGGGAACGCCAAGCCCGGGCAAAAGCCAACAGCAGTTATCACGATTTTGAATGAGGGTATTTTTTATGATGATGGCATTTGGCATGTTTGTTTTTATGCTGCAAACCGTGCCCTATCAGGAGTTTCAGCACCAGATGGCATGGCGTCACCCGACCAATAGCCGGATCGGCCATCGCCCACAGAGCCAGTTTCTGGGGCCGGATGATGAAACGATCGCGCTAAGTGGGGTGTTACTGCCAGAAATCACCGGCGGCCGCGTTTCGCTTATGGCATTGCAACTGATGGCCGAAACCGGCAAGGCATGGTCACTGATTGAAGGTAGTGGCGCGATCCATGGCATGTTTGTTGTCGAAAGCCTGAGCCGCACCAAAAGCTTTTTCTTTGCCGATGGTTCCGCCAGGCGCATTGAATTTACCTTAACCCTCAAGCGCACAGATGAAAGCCTGAAAGAAATGTTTGGCGATCTTTCACAGCAGTTTGAAGATCTGGCCGGACAGGTTTCCGATACCGTAGGTGGTTTATTCTCATGAGCATAACCGACGCACTTAATATTCTATCAACCGGTAACGCCCCGGCCTACTCCTTGCACATTGACGGTATAGATATCACCGGAAAAATAGAGGAAAAGCTGATATCGCTCACGCTGACTGATAACCGGGGATTTGAAGCCGATCAACTGGATATCGAACTTGACGACAGCGACGGCACATTACAGTTACCCCGTCGTGGCGTCAGTGTGGCTGTTTCTTTGGGCTGGCAAGGCTCGGCACTGATCGATAAAGGCACTTTCATTGTTGATGAAATAGAACATTCTGGCGCGCCAGATAAATTAGTCATTCGCGCCCGTAGTGCTGATTTCAGAGCCACACTGAATATTCAGCGGGAAGCCTCATATCACAAGAAAACCATTAGCGACATTGTTAAGACAGTTGCCAGTCGCCATAAGCTGGCACCGGTCATAAACAAAAATATGGCCGATGTTGTTATTAACCACATCGATCAGACCAATGAATCTGACGCCAGCTTTATTACCCGATTGGCAAAAGATAATGGCGCGATTGTGACCGTCAAGAAAGGCAACTTGCTGTTTTTCAAACAGGGACAAAACCAGACAGCGGGCGGAAAACCTATCCCCCCAGTAGCTATTACACGCAGCCTGGGCGACGGGCATCAATTCAGTATTACGGACAGAGCAGCATATACCGGCGTTGTTGCCAACTGGCTTAATACCAGAACAGCTAAAAGTGAACCGGTAAAAGTTAAACGTAAACGGAAAAAGACGGCAGCTAAACCAGCGACAAAGCCCGAAGAAAAACAGGGTGAATACCTAGTTGGCAGTGATGAAAACGTGCTGGTACTGCGCCATACCTACGCCAGTAAATATAATGCGGAACGGGCAGCAAAAGCCAATTGGGAAAGGCTCCAGCGTGGTGTTGCTACATTCTCTATTCAGTTGGCGCGGGGCCGTGCCGATCTCTATCCAGAAGCACCAGTCACGGTGAATGGGTTCAAGCGACAGATCGATGAAGCCAAATGGACGTTGGTCACTGTCACCCATTCATTGAATAGCAGCGGTTTTACTACATCGCTAGATCTGGAAGTCAAGATCGATGAACTGGAAATGGAATAATGCACAAGTGGCGATAATCACGCATAATTACCGGCATCACCGACCTTAGTCGGGCCGTGACGGAGAAACCCGCCATGATGCATTGCCCTCTTTGCGGCCAAGCCGCACACACTCGATCCAGTAGTTACATTACCCCAACTACAAAAGAGCGTTACAACCAGTGCACCAACATTAACTGTGGGTGTACCTTCGTTAGCCATGAAACTTTCACCCGCACAATCAGCAAACCGCAAAACGTGGATCCGGTGCAGCCACACCCGCAGCCAAACGGCCAAGGTACTTTGATTTTTGGGTAACTAGGAATAGTCGGTAATGTCTGTTGTGGCCATCCTGGAAAGCGGTACCGCACAGTCAAAAATAGCTTTGCTGCAGAACCTAAAACCACCCGCCAACTGGCGGGTTTCTTTTTGGAAAAAAACCGCCGCCGCCACCATGGAGCCATTTTGGAGCCATTCGCCTTTTTGA